CAAATAAAGTTTTTAGTCCTGAACTACATGAGTCAGTTACAAGTACAGTAGAAGAAAATGTTAACAATATGAAACGTATCGCTGATCTTATTCATCAAACGTGTGGAGAAGACAAGCAGATAATTTATACACTGTCTCCTGTACCTTTAGCGGCTACCTTTCAAAACAGACCAACTATGATAAGTGACTGTGTTAGTAAAAGTATATTACGTGTTGCCCTAGACGAGTACTTTAGAAAACACAATCCAAAGAACGTATATTATTGGCCAAGTTTTGAAATGGTACGTTGGGTAGGACCTCACACAGAGTTTCCTACCCTGTACGAAGACAACACAACAAGACACGTAAACAATTCTATTGTGTCAATTATTATAGATAATTTTGTAAAGGCTTTCTTTAAAAACTAACGCCACTGATTCAGTGTGTACAACTTTGCATCATAACAATCAATATAGTCTGAGTTATTGCTATGTCTTACTCTGCCAGTACCGTGTATTATATCACCATCTCTGTATGCAAAAGGTTTGTGTATAACAACGTCAATGTAATCTCCGAAGTTAGTTCCTAGTGTTACAAACGTAACGTATCTTCCTTTGTTACCTTTGTAAACTCTACCATTAGCAACAAGTCCTGCAAATTCTACTCTGTCTAACCATTGTTGTCTTACTCCAAGTGCAGGAATGAAACCATGTTTCCACCAACCATGTAAAGTAGGAAGTCCGTGCCTATGTGCTTCTGTTTGATACACCCAACGTCTATATGATCCTTCACAGTGTTTTAAACAGGCCGCCCAGAACTCTTTTGGATTGTGTGCTTTTTGATATGCTAATGCCCATATGAGTCTACCTAAGTTTACTGCGTGTGCTCTACATAATCCAAAGCCACCTAATTGTTCAAGAGCCGCCATGGCTTCTTTCTTCTTAGGGTGGTTACCAAGACGTTCCACAAACTCCATAATCTTTTCATCATTCTTTTTTGCAAATGCTCTACGATACATATCTGCTTCATACATATCAATATCAATTAGACTTGCAATTATTTCAATAGCATCATCTTCAAACACTACTGAATCTTGTACTGCTTCTTTTGACCAGTCATGAAACATTGCGGCCTTTTGTCTACCACTTAATGCTACCGGACGTATTAGTGCAGTTGCAAAAACACAGTCATGAACACTTTTAGGTTGTATGGCTCTAAACAATCTTCGCATGGCTGGCGACTCACCTTGTGTTACTCCTAACACATCACCACGTGATAATAATGCACTTGTCTTTTCATCTTCTTCTGGATAGTTTTCTAATTTGGTTACTCCGTTAATTTCCATTAACTGAGATAATCCTCTGTTAGCAAGTATATCAACTTTTAAATGTTCTAAGTCTTCAATTTCATATTTGTCCAAAAGTATTTGGTTGTCTTGTGATATTAAACTTTTTGGTAACTGCCTATCAAACATAATAACACCACCACAGTGTTTTGAAATGGCACGTTTCTTTCCGAGTAGTTTCTTTTCTATTCTTTTTGCTTCTTGTACATCTATGTCATAATCTTCATACTTGAAGTTACGTGGTAAGTTACCTTTTGCACCCAAACGTTTTGCCGCTTCTTTCTTTGCACTCTTTTCTCTATACATTACATAGTTTGATAGCCTTGCAGTCTTACCTGGCCACTTTTTAAATATACGTTGCATTACTTCACCCTGTTGATGATGTTCAAAGTCTATATCAACATCTGGTAAGTCTTCACGCATTGGATTCATAAAACGTGCTACTGGTATGTTCCATTTGATAGGATCTACATCTGTGATACCCAATAGGTAACAAATCAAACTGCTACCTGCAGATCCTCTTGTCATGTGTTGTAAGTCTTGTGTAAGATCGATTATGTCACATATCTTATGAAAGTATTGTGTAAATCGTAAGTTTAAGATAAGTTCAAATTCTTCTGCGAGCCTGTCTTTGTATTTGTTGTCTTCTGGTATTGGTCTTTTAAATCTTGATATCAGACTTTGTATGTTTTCTAAATCGTCAGCCATATTGCCTCCTAATGCCTTTTATAAGATTATTTAGTGAAGCAAAATTTGAAGTTTGTTGATTTTGGTAAACTAAATTACCACAACTCTAATGCACGACCATTGCCTGCAATAATCATTACACAGGTTGCTATGTGTAGTACTATCCAGAACGTTCTTGCCGCTAGTGCCTTCTTTACATCGCTCATTGTAATAGGTAGGAATTCTGGTTTGTCTTCGTCGCTTATTCCTATTGGCATACCCACAGTTCTTGCCCAGAACTTTAACCATCTGCGTTGTCCACTCATATGTTATCCTTTCGTTGGACTATTCGGAACCTAAGTTCCCTAAAAATTCTCTTAACTTTGTGCTGTCTGTTTCTGCTCGGATCTTACCAACAGTTTTACCTTCTGTTGGATCAGTTGGCGTTTCGTCTTGTTTGATTTCGCCTGGAGTTGATGTGCGTTTGATTTGATCAAACACTGTTGATTTACGTTTTGAAAATTCTTGATATTCTTCATCATCTGCCAAGTCTCTGATACGTAAACTATCAATATCAAATTCTAAATCTATCTTACTACCTACACCAGAACTACTTCTAGTTTTCATAAGTTGTATTTGATACCTGCCACGTTCTTTCATTGCTCTACTTGTAAAGATACCAATCACATTATCAGCAGTTTGTATCTTACTCAAACCTCCTGCAATATGTGAATGATCAAATTCTATTTCTTCAACACTTGCTCTGTTTAACTGCGATGCAGTAACAAACACTGTGTTGCTTTCCATTGCCAAGTTTCTAAGTTCTTCAGATACAAACTTATCTTTTACAAATAAATCACTTGGACTTACTTTTCTACTCATTGGCATCATCAAGTCTAAGTAGTCAATTAATAATACATCAATTCTCTTACCTGTCTTGATTTCATATTCTTTTACAAAACTTCTAATGTCATTTGCATTCTTACCACTTGGCATATATTTTATTTGAAATGCTCCAGACTTCTTACCAACAAGTTTAACTTTCATTTCTACTGTATCTAAATCTTTAAATATTTCTTTTGTTGGAATGTCAGTTGTCATACTATCAACTCTCATTGCCACAAGTGCTTCACTTAATTCAAATGTTAGATACACAACATTCATTCCTGCTAATGCCCAGTTCACACCTAAGTTTGCTAAGAACAAACTCTTACCTGCACCACTACCACCTGCAAAAATGTTTAGTTCACCTCTGTTGAATCCACCAAATAGTTTTCTATCTAAACTTGCCCAACCTGTGCTTACTTGTCCATTGTTATCTTTCAAACCCATAAGTCTGCCTTTAGGATCTCTAAAATAATCAATACCTAAATCTTTTTGTAATCCTACTTGCACTGCACTTTTAATCTTATCTTCTACAGGACCATAGTTGCCTTCTTCAAGTAAGTTAGCACTTTCTAATATTGCACGTTCAAGTCCTTTGTGTCTTGTAAATGTTTCAAACTCACTCAACAACCAATCATAATGTTCTTCACGTAATCCTTCTGGAATCTTAAGTTCTGTTTTACAAGTTGCATTGACCATTTCTTCTGTAGGCAATGTGTTATGTTCTGTAACATACTTGTTAATAAACTCTGCGGCGTCTTGTAATTTTCTATCAAACAAAGTATGATCAAAGATAGTTTGACAACGCACAAAACTTTGTGCATCACTCAACATCATTTCCAGATACACCTTCTGGACATCATAACCATATTCTTTATTTTGTTTTGCCACTATATAAGTCCTTTACTAGAACATCCAACAAGTCTATAAATTCATAGACTGCTTTTTTCTTTTCCGCTTCACTCTTACTACTATGTACAGTCTTAAGAAGTTTTGGATATTCTTTGTTTAGAGTTTCATTTATCATACTTTATTATACCATACTTTAGGATCAAAGTCAATATGTGTTCTTTCCATTCCAAGTACTGCTCCAATACATGATCCTGGATCTCCTGGATTTGGTGGTACCCAAATACTATCCCAGTTCGGCTTCAATTGTTTTACCATAAGTTTGTTTAACGCACAACCACCTGTCAATACAAGATTTTTTGAAGGCAGTTTAAAACTAGCACTTGTACTTATTCGCATCATCATTCTCTCAAATGCCTCCTGAGTACTTGCTCCAATATCAATTAATTCTTGTTCACTTTTTAATTCTGGTCTCCACCAATTACAACCTCTGTGTAAGTTTTCTTTGAAACGCACTTGCCAAAAACCTTTAAGACTTTTTTGAACTGTGAAGTCTTTTTCAATAGCATCAAGGTAAGCATATCTATCACCTTTGATTGCATACTCACTTAATATGTGTTCTTCTGCGTTAGGTTTAAGT